TGGCCAATTAACGCGACGCGGATCGGGTTCCTGGAATGGCCCACGCATAAAGAACATATGGATCGGGTCCCGCTTTTATACCTATAAATTGGCAGGATTGGCAGGATCTGGCGGGGGTAATATTATATGTCCCCGCCAGAAAACTTTCGTTTCAATGCAAAACGCGTATTCCTCACCTACCCACAATGCGGAGAACTCTCTAGAGAGAGCGTACGAGATCTGCTCGTATCAACGCACGGTGCTCAATACTATTGTGTTGCACGGGAGTCTCACCGCGACGGGAACTATCACATTCACGCTTACGGAGAATGGAGCGGGGCGTTCTCGACAAGAGACGTACGTATTTTCGACGTGGACGGACAGCACCCCAATATACAACCAGTGCGGTCGGCGCGACGAGTCTTGGAGTACATTCAGAAGAGCGACGATAACGTCTTGGCTAACGTCGAGTCACTCAACGGCGGGCGTGTGCACTATGGATCCATCCTCCAAGAGGCAGCGAATCGCGACGATTTTCTGGCACGAGTTGCAGAGCGCTATCCAAGGGATTACGTTCTTAGCCATGGGAGACTACGAGAATTTTGTGACGCAAGGTATCCAGAGGAACGTATCGAGTACGAGCCAAGATTTACAGAGTTCGCAAATGAACCAGCAGAATTGGGGGCATGGAAACTGTCCCTAGAAGAAGAGGTAGGTATGTAGACGCCGTGCCGGGGGGGCCCCAGTCCCCTCCCTCCTCGTTCGAATATCCTCTCATGCCTATTGTCTAAGATCGACCTAGGTCTCTCCTACTTATCGGGGGAAGTAGACTCGGAAAAACCGAGTGGGCAAGAAGCTTGGGAGAGCATTTATACTGGTGCGGGCAGTTCAACTTGGATGGGTTTCGGGAAGGAGCGAAGTATGGAGTCTTTGACGACTTTGGGGGATTTAAGTTCTTCCCTCATTGGAAGTGCTGGCTCGGAGCGCAAAGAGAGTTCGTGGTTACAGACAAGTACAGAAAGAAGCGAACTGTCAAATGGGGTAAAGCATGCATCTGGCTATGCAACCCTGAAGACGATCCACGAGGAGACCTCAATATTGCTCAAAGAGCTTGGTTTGATGTGAACGTCATAACAGTGAATTTATTCAATCCGTTATTCTAACCGGAGACGTCCTTCCAGTAAACATGTGCTTCCAGGTCCATGATAGCAATGGTGGTAGCAGAGACATTGCCGGTACCAGGAGGACCAAATACTTGAAGTATAAGATAGTAATTACCGTTAAGCGGGAAATTCGGAGCGGTCGTAAGACCTTGCTCACCCGGGTCATTCCATGTAAGACGACGCTTCGGAAAGCGCATAAAAATCTTGAACAGCTTGACTCCGTTAAGAGTAGCCCCGGGGTTGATATGGATAGTCTTGGTAGCAAGAACCTTGATATTTGTTGTATCGAACTGAGAACCGAAGGTATCGCCGACATACGGAGAGTATACGAAAGTAATAGCATCGAAGATACGAGGATTAGCAAATGGAGGGACTTGAACAGGAGCTGCCGCTGCAGTAGTAGACGATGTAAGAACAGTGCCTCCAACACCGTAATCAGCCTGAGAACGAGACCAAAATAGAGTCCAGCGAGCATAGACGTCAGTATACTCTTGAGCGCCTCCGGTAGGTACGCCGAAGGAGCCTTTTAACTGAATACCGCGGGGATGAATAGAACGTCCATTGAAATCGCCTACTCCGTCGCCTTGCGTAAGGTTTGTAAGAGGAGACCAAATAATTAGTTGCCTTCCGGTACCGTCTCCTTGAGCGAGGTTTTCGCCTGTTTGCTGTGAAAATATTTCCTTTTTTACTGCGGCGTTTGTAACCTCGGCGCGCATGACGCGGCGCGTGAATCGGGACCTGCGACGGCGATACTTGCTGCGCCTCCCGAACGACCTTCTGAATCGCGGCATGTTGGGATTTTCTTCCAAAAATGTATGGTGCCCAAAGACGATTGGCTAGTTTTGCTGCGCCGTATGCAAGAGAAATTGGACCGCCAATTTGTACGGCACGAGCTGGCCAATTAACGCGACGCGGATCGGGTTCCTGGAATGGCCCACGCATAAAGAACATATGGATCGGGTCCCGCTTTTATACCTATAAATTGGCAGGATTGGCAGGATCTGGCGGGGGTAAT